GGCAACAATCCCATATTCCTTACAGCGTTGATATCGTTATCTGCTGTAGCAACCCTTCCAGGTGTTTCAAGCAATCGATCAGCAACAAACTGAAGTTGAGGAGGAACAATCAGCTTGGTTCCCTGAAGAGCCAAGATCATGTTTCTGTCATCAACAAAAGTACTAATGCTGATCAAAGCATTTTCTAATGAGGTCTCATTAAGGTCACTCATTGTAGATGCTCGATTAGCAAGCGTGCCTCCACCAGCTAATGGGTGGCTTGTGTTGATCAGGGAAACCCCGTCACCGCCAGTAAAGCTTGATGAAAACGCATTGTTCAATACGTTAGCAGCTTTAACTTGCTTGCTGTGCGCCATACTTCTGGCCAAAGCCTTGGTATAACGTGCGCCAAGTCGGTCATAAAGGTTGTCCTCTACAGCCTCTTCTGTAAGCGCAAATGCAAGTGATACGGTTTCATGGGTGTATCTGGCAGTAAAACCTTCAGAAGCCTGGTCGTAGTTTACGCCTTGCCCTTCAGTTTTGACTTCAGCATTACCGAAACCAACGATTAGTACTTCCTCTTCAAACGCTCTGTCTGAAGATTCAGTTTCAAAAATCTCTGCATGCTCGTTTTCATAACGCGCATACTCCATACCAAATAAAGCGTTGAGACCTGGCTCTAGCTCTTTGGCTAATTGTGCTCTTGAAATAGCCATTATTTAGCCTCCTATGCTAATCCAGCGCCTTTTTGGCCGAATATTGAGTTTTGAATAACAACTAAAACATTTGTATTTGCCGAAGCAACGTCTGAATTCTCAGGGTCAGTTGAGATATCAATCGCTTTTATAGGCAAGGCTGCTGTAGTTGCACCAGTTGCTACATCCAGTTCCGCTCCAGAAATACCAGTTACGGTGCTTCCAGAAGAAGTGTAGACAATATCAAAGTTGCCGAACAAATCGGCCACTGGGAACGTATCGTCTGCTTGGATTTCATAAACGACATTCGGATCATCAATCACAAATGCAATGATGTCAGAAGCGTTTGTACTAGCAGGATAGTAATTACTAAAAACCTGCTCACTAGTCGTGGGATCTGTGTATGAACAACCGTTGAATACACCAACTATAGGCACAGTACCACCATCGGCGTGTACTTCTACACCACCTCCGGTAACCTGGGCAACCATGTCACCCTGAAAGATATTTGTGTCATAGTTTGCGGCGATTCTGTAACGGCTTTGTCCACCAGTGTAAGGCGCACCGCCTATCATCCTGGTTGGACGCATCCCAAAAGCGGCATCATTATTAGCCATCTTTTATTTCTCCGTAAACATAATCAAAATAATGTCCAAAGCTACGCTTTAGGACTCCCAAATGAAACCTGCGTTTTTCTATCCCTAGAGATAGGCATTGCAGGATTCTCTTCTCGCATCAAGTCATTATCAACCGCTTTCATTTGGTTTTCTGTTTGACGCTCGAAGTGAGCATTCCTTTCTGCCACCGTTTCTTCTGGAATCTTGCAAAGAATCAAACCACCAACGCCAACAGTGCCTGCATGCTTACCATCTTCAATTGTAGGCAATTCATACCCAACAACTTCTTCTGGTTTCACGGGTTCGTATCCCTCACGGAATCTCATGTGAACATTGGTTTTATCATCTTCGCCTCTTATAGACGTTCTTACCCATCTATACTTCATACCAGGCGGGGGTTCAGGAGTCTCTAAGACTTGAGGTGGTGTCCATGGTTTTCTTGCAGTCTCTGTGGACCGAGAAGAAGCATTCCTTGGTGTTCTATTAGATCCTTTTCCTGTTTCTTCGCTCATGATCTTTCTAACCTCATCTTTTGTTTTGCGTATTCTTTGAACGGTACTCCTAGCTTTTTAGCAAGTTGCTGTTCGCTAGGACTCAATTCAATCCTACGATTATTTTGATTGCGTCCACTTCCTGTCGTGCGCGTACCGGAGACTACTGTTTGGACGGGTTTATTGTCTCCTGCGTTATTAAACTTATGAGGAAGTTCTTCCCTCATACGGTTATCGATTTGACTATAATAGTCATCAGACTCAGCGTCAATGCCCTGCGCAGTCAATTCCTGGTGTATGGCAAACGCCACATTAGTCATAACTTGGTCTGTTCCAAACCATTCGTTTTCTTCAGCCCATTGCTGCGCTTTAGGGGAAGGCTCTTCATAGACTGGTTCTTGTGCAGGTTGTTGCATAGGCTGAATCTGTTGTTCTTGCCTAGCTTGTTGCTCTTCAGCCCAGTTCTGATATTGAACTTTGTATTCTTCAAGCTCTTGATTGTATCGATTCAAAGCAGATCGATCCGCTTCTGCTTGAGCCAACATTTGTTGTGCTTCAGCCATAGTCTCGGCATCACCAGCTTCGTAAGCAGTCTTTAACGCTTTCTTGGCTGCTGCGGCCTGAGTCTCAACTCTGTTCTCAAACTCATCCTTATAACCCTCCTGAAGTTTCATGTTCTGTTCAGTTGATTGGGTTTGAGAATGAAGCAGTTGATCAGAAAGTTGTTGGTTCTTTTCCTGTAACTCCTTTGCATATTGCAAAGCCTGCAACTCTCTGCGCTGATATTCCTTAGCTTGAC